AATATTGAGCAATTTCACCATCATCAACTTTAAATGTAGACGATAATTTATTTACCTTTGCAGTAATTGCATCAATGTCTTCGCCATATAAATCAGCTAAACGCTTAAATGCTGCCTGATCATCAGCTGTATCTACACCTTCAGTTCCACAATTCCGTTCATACGGAGAATTCGTAAAGTCTGTAGCATCAGGCAAGGATGAGGCTCTTGAGCTTTACCGTGCATTTGAGAACGCAGAGTCAGGATCTGTTTTGGCAGATTCAATTCTAAAGAACGCTTGGGTTTCTGATACAATTCGTATTCTTAACGCAGGTCGTCCAACATTCACAACATTTTCATCTTCAGCTCTACCAGCTGACGGTATGACAATTGAATACCCATTGCTTGATACAGATTCATCTGATATCGCAGAGCAGGCAGCAGAAGCTGATGAGTTGGCATTTGGTAAGATTACTCTTACTTCAGCTACAGCTCCAGTAAAGACATATGGTGGTTACACAGATATGTCACGCCAGGTCATTGAGCGCTCATCAATCAATTATGTTGATGCAGCATTCCGTGCAATGGTTGCAAAGTATGCAGCAGCAACAAACGCAGCAGTTCGTGCTAAGTTGATTGCAGAAGCAGCAAACATCAACACAGTAGCACTTGCATCATGGGATACAGATGCAGTTATTGAAGCACTTGCAACAGCAGCAACAGAAGTTAACGGAGACACAGGTCGTGCTCTTGACTTCCTTCTTGTTTCATCTGATGCATTCATTGATCTTGCTAAGACAGTTGACTCAGCAGGTCGTCCATTGCTTTCAAATGTTGGAGCAACAAACAACACATTCGGTTCAATCAACCCAGTAGGCCTAACAGGAACTGTTCTTGGTCTTCCAGTAGTTGTTGACCCATCACTTGCAACAGCATCTATCTACACAGGTTCTCGTGCAGCACTCGTTAACTACGAATCAGCAGGTGCACCATTCCGTCTCAATGACGAAGAAATCACAAACCTTACAAACTCTTTCTCTGTCTACGGATACCTTGGTATCGCAATGCCAGAGCCAAAGGCACTTGTAAAGATTGGCTAATTAGGTTAAATAGGAGAAGACAATGGACTGGACAGACTTGAAAGCGTATGTAGGCTCATCAACTAATGATGATGACTATGTACAGGAATGCTGGGATACAGCAAAGGACTTGGTTGCATCTTATATCAAGAGCACTAAAGTTCCTGCTGGAATCTTAAAGCGTTGCTATCTAGAAGTAGGGTCTGAACTATTCCATCGTCGTAACGCACCAATGGGTGTGTCTCAATATGCAACATATGACGGTGCTCCGTTAAATACTGCTAGAGACCCACTCGTTGGTGTGTATCCTTTACTTAATCGTTACATGGTGAGATTTGCATGAATCTTGCAACGATAAGAGAAGAACTTCAGAGTGCCATCATTCTTGGTGGTATTTCTAAGGTTTACAAGTATATGCCAGAAAAGCCTAATCCACTTTGTGCGATGATGGAACCTGATTCTGAATTTATTACTGTGTATGAAAATCAATATGATGCAGACTATGCGTCAAATTGGAAGGTACTAATTCTAGTGCCATACGCAACTAATGAAACAGAAACAGAAAATCTGGACGATGTTCTTGATTCTCTTATTCCTGCTATATGGGAATACACCACAGCATCAAAATTAACCGTAGATAAACCATTTATACAAGATGTAAATGGTGCTAGGTTTTTAGCAACAAATATAAATATTTCAATTGACATTGAAGGAGGAAATTGATATGGCAAGAATTAAAGGCAAATCAATTATCTTTGAAGTTGACAATACCGAATACGCAGGTGCAGTGAGCAATGTTACATTCTCATCAGCAGTTGGAACACTTGGTTTTGGAGACTATGTAGATAGTTTAGATTTCACATGTGCAGTCACTGGTTTCCAGGATGTACAGGCAGCATCACTATGGTCTGAGTTGTTTGACAACCCAGGTGCCACAGTTACAATTACATACGCACCACACGGAAACGCTACAGCAACATCAACACAGCCACACTTCACAGCGACTGGCTATGCTGAGACTGTACCTGATCTAGGTGGAGCAGCAGGCGAATACTTCGTCTACGACATCAACTTCATTCTTACTGGCAAGCCAGTACGAGTAGTTGCATAATTTAATATAGGAAGTCATGGCAGAGGCAATAGAGGTATCTATTCAAGGTGTAAGTGAAGTTAAAGCAACACTTGATAAATTGGGTAGAGACTTAGAGTCAAACATAGAACTAAATAAAGAACTAAGTTCAACTCTTGCTCAAAAAGCCTCTGCTATGGCCCCTAGACTAACTGGTGCTCTTGCATCATCTGTTCAAGGTAATCCTTCTGCAGAGAAGGCACAAATATTGGCAGGTAGTGAAGCAGTACCATATGCAGGAGTACAAGAGTATGGATGGCCAGCAAGAAATATAAAAGCACAGCCATACTTGAATCCAGCAGTGAATAATAATATGGGGTACATCATTGAAAAGTACAATGATAGTATTCAAAAGGCAATAAAGAAGTACAACTTAAACTAATGGAGGCAACAATGGACAACTTTGATTTAATGAATACCCTTAAGTGGAAAGAACTTACAGAGGTAGAAGAATATCTTGATTTACCTATGGACGAATGGACTGAAAGCAAGTCTAAGTCAAAACTAGCATTCGCTATGCAATATATGATGGCAAAGCGAAATAACCCATCCCTTACAATAGGGGAAGCAGAAGAAATGTCAATCCAACAATTGACTGATCTTGCTGGAGTTGAATTCACTGTCCCAAAAGAAGTGAATCCAGCCTAACAGCAATGGCTGAGTTCTGTATTGAAACAGGATTCACGCCAGAGCAGTTTTGGGACATAACGCTGGAAGAGTACGGTGCAATTGTAAATGCACTTAACAGGAGGAAGTAAATGGCTAATCAGATAACGATAGATATTGTTGCGGAGACCAAAAAACTTACTTCTGGGATTAATGACGCTAATAGCCAAATTGATGGCATGTCAAGCAAACTTAAAGGGGCTGCTGCTGCTGCTGGGGCAGCCGCTTCTGCGTTTGTTTTAAAGCAAGGCGTTACATTTTTAAAGCAAGGTATTGATGAGGCTAAAGAAGCAGCAGAAACAATGCGAGCAGCCACAACTACATTTGGTGAAGGCTCTGCAGCCCTAAAGAAGATTACTGCTGATGCTGAAAAGTTTGGTAAAGAGATTTCAGTTGATAATGATGTAATTATCCAATTAGCAACACAACTTGGTTCTCGTCTTCCTAAAGACTCAAAGGCTGCATCTGCAGAGTTAGTTAATCTTGCATTTGATATTCAGGCTTACACAGGTGGAGCAATTGCAGCAGAGGCAGTCACTGGCAAACTTGCCAAGGCATTTGCTGATGGAGAATTGACAGCAAAAGAATTAACTAAGATAGTTCCTGATCTGGATGATGCTACATATGCCATGGCAGAAACAATGTCTAAGGCTGGAGATAATCAGGGTGCACTTAATCTGCTTATTGAAGCGGGACAAAAGAAGTATGGAGATGCAGCAGAAAGCAATGTAACTGCATCACAGAAGTTAGATGTAACTTTAGCAAACCTCAAAGAGACAATTGGTGCAAAATTGCTACCAACCATTGAGAAGTTAATTGGTTTTGTTACAACAGTAATTGATAAGTTTTCAGCATTGCCAAGCCCAGTTCAAAATGTTATTTTAGCCTTAACAGCATTAGTTGCTATTGGTGGCCCAGTTCTTTCATTCCTTGCATCTGCAAAGACAGCAATGGTTACCCTTGGACTTGTGTCTGAGGCAAGTGCTCTTGGTATTGGTGCATCAACAATAGCAGCAAATCTATTGAGAGTTGCACTTGCAGGACTTGGCATTGGTTTAGTTATTGCAGCGATTGTGCTTCTTGTACAGAACTGGGATAACATCACAGAAGCAGTTGGAAAGTTCTGGAACAAGGTAAAAGAAGTAGTTCCAAAAGCCTGGGAAAAGGTAATGGAACTTAAAGACAAGATTGTTGGTTATATTGACACAATCTCAGATGTATTTAATTTATTGCCATCTAAAATGTTTAGTGTTGGTAAAAACATTGTTACT